AGTCACTACAACTAGCACTCTGCCCGCACTGGTTGTTGGTAGCGAAAACCATGACCAAGCACTAGTGTTGTCCGAAATCAAATCGTCAAACAAGGGTAATAGGTATGGATTAGAGAACTTAAAGGGTAGAAAGTTACATGATATCGGCTTTACTGACAAAACTATCCGTTTTGCTCAGAAAATAGGAGTAGGGCTACGAACTTCTGACTTAGCAATAAAGGTGGGCAACACATCTAACAGTTCGATAAACGGAATAAAAGCCACCACACCTAGCGGGACATTTTTAGCGATGGATTTCTATGGCATAGATTCTATCACTGCACTCAGATACCTGTCTAAACATGATTATTACTCTCCTAGAAGTGATAGGTTTGGCAATTTGCTCTATGTGCCACAGACTAGAGTAGAAAGAGAGCATTACTTTAACGAAAACAGAGTATCTGGCGGCACAACTGAAATCAATGACGATGCTGTGCCCAACAGAGTGGTGGTTAGAGGCAAATCTAGGGCTAATAATGACAAAAATGTAGTTCAGGTAGATGATTTTGGCACCCAAGTTGATACTGTCAACGAAGTTCCGGGTGGAATATACGCCCCGACAGCCATGACTAAGACTAATGCTAGAAAAGTAGGTAAGAATATGTTGAGGATGGCTAAAAAAGCCACTGGCTCTAAGAAATATACCGAAGTTCTAGCAGGAACTGCTGTTCAACCCGGTGATTTGGTGAATTATCAATCAAGATTCGATAGCGAAAGAAAAATAGTGCTTGGTGGCACTTATGATTTAGTAAATCGTAAGACAGAACTAAATGTTAACTCGGTTGATGGCACATTGGAAGATGTTTTACAAAAATTTCAAGAAGTAGATATCAGTAATACCTTAGATGATAACTTTGATAGAAACAGACAGTTCAGTGTTGAAGAGTTCAGCACATCTTTTGGTTTGAAGATAAAGATTAGTTGGG